TCAGTATCATAAATATTTGAACCAGTAAACGTAGTGTGTAGTTTACCAGTGGGCATGCCGCCGGAAGCTGTATGGGGGCCGCCGAAGATCTTAATGTATTCCTCGCCGGAATCCACAACGCCCCAACTTAGCAACTCACTATTGGTTGCTGGGTCGCTATCGAAAGTCTGGCCAGTGCCGATTTTTATATAACCAGTTGTGCGGGGGTACAACTTGTCAAACAAATAAAGGTCAAGATATGTCGATTCGTTGTGGAACGCTGTTATTTCTTCTTGTGAGCCATCATAAGGAAACTTATTATAGATTCTTGAGATAGCATCTTCATAATATGACTGGGCAGATCCATATGTAACAAAATTATTTGGATCATCAAAATCAACCTGCGGAATAAACCGATTTGTGCGCTCTATTTGTTCGCGCACATTATCGGCCGACTCAAGCTCCGGAGCGTTTTTTATAACCTCTTCTTCGAGATTTGTTGATTTAAGTATAGCCTGTGGCTTATTGGAATCAAATAACTTTTTAATGCCCATTATTAACTCTGCCTTGATTCAACTTTAAACTTAAAGGTTTCTGGTTGTTCAACCCATTCAAGTACATCTTCATTGTAGAATGCTAATTTTATCCCATACATGTAACCAGTTTCCAACATCCCCATATCTAAATCAAAATAAGAGCCCGAAGCATCATAGGACATAACTGTGTGTTTGGTGCTACCTGTTCCATATGAAACAACCTTCAAATCATCTACAACTCTGTATACCTCGTATGAACCACTCTCAACAACCTGAACTTGTGGCGTTGCAACCGCCTTAGTGTAAATAGTTGGGCTCCAATCTTTTTGGCGGGTGTACACTCTAAATCTTCCCGTCTCGTCTGAGCGGTATACATTCTTAAGGTTTGTTATAGAAACAGTATATTCGTTAGACGGGGCAACCGTTGAAGGTCCGAGTACCGTCGGAGTGATCGAGCCTGTATAGTATTGTACAGAGCCCGGAGGGGTCGCTCCGGTGCCTCCACTAAACCAAACATCGTAGAGGGTGGAGACGGGTGTTGCGGCTGCTGTGAGGGCAACAGAGGCCGAGTATATACCTGTTGAAACGTAGCCGCCGGTGACGGCCGACGTGAGCGTGGCTGCAACATGCGTGCCATCAGCTACCAAAGTAAGGGTAGATCCGGAGGGAGCAGTGTCGGCCGCGGAGCCGGAGAAGAAACTAACATAAATATTCCCCGTACCAACACCCGGAATATTTCTTAAACGGCCGCGGAAATAGTTGTAAAGGTAGATAGTATTTAAGTTCTCTGCGGCAGTGGCGAGAGAACTGCTATAAAAGAAGTTTCCTCGATCATCTTCGGTTGAAGAATTCCAGCGCGCTTCAATACAGGGCCTCTTGAAGTGAAATTCGGTGCCTCTTCCAAAAAACTTCTTTGTATAATAAGAGCGGGCGGCGGCTTCATAAGTATTTGACACAAAAACTCCAACGCCTTCATCTGCTTTCGAACCTAACACATTGCCGGCGCTGTTTAGCCATTGTTCAACTAAAGTTGTGATATCAACCTCAATGTCTTCCGGGCCGCCGTCGAAGGAAGCTGAGAAAGAGGAGGACACATCCGTATAATAATCACCCCCTTGAGTTGACCACGCATGGGTGCCGGCGGACGAGGAAACAACACGGTTAATCCAGTTCGAGGATCCCTTGTCTTTATACATCTCCATATCAAGGCCGGCACCTTCGGTCCAGGTGCCCGATATAGCCGAAACATCCATCGTATAGGATTTAGGTAGTGTCTGGCCGTGGGGGGCATTATAGAGGCGTAAAAAGAAACTGACGGATCCTGAAGCGGGGATGGTGCCCGCGGTCCTGTCGGCACTTATAGAATTCGTTGATGCTGTTACATTAAACTTAATAAGTGCTCGGGACTTTTCAGCAGAGGAAGTGCTGGCCTGGCCATAAATAGAAAATACTTCCAATATGTCGGCGGCGCCCATATTCGAGCCAGTACCACGAGTGGTAAGGTTCTCCTCATAGGCGTTGGTGATCGTGTTATCTGATTTGGCAAAATACCTTTTAATGCCCATTATCTCACGGTTCCTTTAATATCAATCCTGGGGTACTTGATCTCCAATACTACATTATCCGGGACGGAAAGATAGCGCGCATCGAGTGACATATGTTGGTCAATATTCAAGATGGAAGAAGAGTATCCTGTACCGCTCTTACTAACAAGTTTCACGTTTACTGTGTCAACTACTCCACGAACCTTATTTAATTCGGTATAAACATCTGTAATATAAAATCTTTCTCCAATAAACATGATCCGGCCAAATTTTCGTCTCAAGGCAAGTATGGCCGAATCTAAAACTTCATAGTTATTTATTTCTTCACTTGAAACCACCTCAAATTCGATTCCAATATTTACTATTTTGGCATCTAATATATCTACCGTATCATTGATCATCCGGTATCGATTAAGATGAATTTTTAAGTTTTCTTTCAGCGCTGCGTTAGATTGAATTAGCTTGCCGCGAGGGCCCTCAGAGACAATATAAATATTGATATTTCTTCTCAGAGAATCTAAATCTCGAACTACACGACAGCGTTTAACCGCCCCCAAATGGCCAGGCATAGCATATACCAAGGCTTCATAATCGGTGGCGGTAACAGCCCTATTTTGAGCTGGGAACATATTAAGTGCTTGTGTCCGAACTTCTTCAAGAGTCGGGTTTCTAACGGAGCCCACTATTGGCTCTTCGTTAAAACATTCCAAGGTAGCTACCGTATCTTGGGCCGCTGTCGTGGGTGTAATGATTGGGTCGTTAAATTCAACAATAGGGTTAACCACACTATTAATGGCTCCAATTGCTGCGTTGGCATTGTTGGTCGTATTTGCGCGATAAGTTATAGTCAGCGTAGTGTTGGCTGGCCCGATCCCTAGTTTGTCGGTGCCTACGAGGTCAGAAGGGTCAAATGCTACGTCTGTTACATACCCCTTGGCATGGCGCTGCATAACAACGTTGCTTGGCTCGGCCAAACCAGGAGTGGCTATTTGCGAATCTGAGCCAAAACCAAAGCGAAGGATCATACCGCGCCTAGTTTTGTCAACCACAAATCTTCTAGTGGCCCTAAAGGGGCGCATAAGCGATGGTACATTATCTCTTGTGTTCGAGTCCCTGTTAGGTACTGATTTATAAACCACATCGTGAGAAAGATATTCAACTTCAAAATACTCATTGCCAGCAGAATCAAAAACACTTATTATCTCTACTGCGCTTGGGTCTGAAATGGGGACTCTTTTGAACCTTTGAAAAGCTCCGACATCAGTTGTTACTCGCTTAAATATCCCGGATATAACTTGGCCTTCGGCCTTTACGGCATAACTAGTGGGGTTTCCCGAATCTGCATTGGTGGCGCCGGAAACAACCTCATTGGAAGGATCGTCAAAACGAACGTCTTCGGTCAATATATATGAAGCGCCAGATTTAGAAGATACAACACTGTTCCTTTTCAAAATGGGCAGGTACCTCACGTCGGGGCCCATACCTGTCGAATTCGCTGTCACTATAACATAAAAGGAGACCATACCGGTTGTTGATTTGGCGCCCTGAAACTTATAGCCCATTTGTCTGGCCAAACGAACGACATTGTTATATTCCACGGCCGTGTCAATATATGATTCGTTAACTTGATAGTCTAAGTAAAATGACATTATATCGCCGACATAGGCTACCGTGTCTATCATGAGAGAACCAAACGAAGCTTCGCTAAAGTCCCTAAAAGTGTCGGGATAATACCTCTTGGCGTAATTGATTAAGTCTTGCCGTATAGAATCAAAATCTCTGCTTGTATATTTTATTGGTACATTTCTTTTTGCCATGAAGAGCTTCTCCACTAATAAATAGTAATATCAACCTAAACTGTTATAGGAATAGTTAAATCAGATACCACGTTAGCAGACGGGACAGAATATTTTATATAAATATTGATTGCTTTCAGTCCCATACCCGACGATGCGGCACCTACATCAGGCTGGCTCAACACCCTCAGATCAAGAAGGCTAACATAGGGCACATAGGTGGAAACCTGCTGTCTTATTCTTTCTCTTAGAGCGGCGGCCGTGGAGGCGGTATTTTGTTCGAACAAATAATTCCTCACGCCGACGCCGAACTCTGGCATCATCATCCTCTCGCCGGGAGATGTCAAGATAACCATTCTCAAATTTTGGCCAGCCAACTGTGTAAGGGTTTTATTTAAACCATATGCTCCGTCGATAGGATCGATCCTTAGAGGAAGCGAAATTGATAAACCTTCAGCCATTT